AGAAGAAATAAATACTAATATATATTTTTCAGGTTTATTAAATAATTACAGCTATCACATTAATCCTTTAAAGTTTTTAATTGGTTTGGCAAATGAATTAAAAAATTTAAATGTTAAAATATATGAAAACACTCCTATAACAAAAACAAATTTAAGAAGTTCACTTTTATGTATAATCACAGATTGCAACAATATAAAAACTGGGCTGACACCTTTGCCATGTTTGATTTTCTTAGCAATAACTACGATTTCGAAGTAGCTTTATGTCCTGTTGGACCAAGCAATATAACTCCAATTAACAAAAAGCCTTACACTAAAGTTTATGAGGTAAAGACTGAAGTCGAATATTACGATGTATTGTCTAAGTGTCATTGCAACACATATAACTCTCAATATGAAACCTTTTGTATTTCTATTTTTGAAAGCATGATGTTTGGTTTAGCAACAATAGTTCCTGATGCAACCACTATGCCAGAGCTACTAGGTAAAGGAAACCCTCAGTTATTTAAAGGAAAAAAAGAACAAACTCAGAAAGTTAAAGCACTACTTAAAGACCCTCAACAAGCACACATTTTTGGAATAGACAATATTAAAAGAGCACAAAAGTTTGATATAGACTTATATTGCCGACAACTTAATGATGTTTTTGAAGAACAATTTAACAAATACAATATGTATGCCAGCTTAAAAGAAAGAAACAAAGAAAAGCTACAAAAATACATTGACCGTCATGACAAGATTAGTGTTTACGATATGAAAAAAATACGCAGATATATTAATTTGTCGAATCAATCAGTTCCAAATCATCGTCTAACTAACATAATGCAACACGCTGGATATAAGCATATAATTGAAAACGACAAAGCCTATTTTGTGAAAACTTGACAAAATTTTTCCTACCCTTACCATATTTATATGAAAGTTTCCAATAGCGTTTTGGAAAAGCTAATTATTGAACATAAAGGCTTTGTAACCCAAATATGTAAATCAGCAGGTATCTCTCGACAAACCTTTTATAATAGGTTGGAACGCCACCCTAAATTAAAAGAAAAGCTTGAGAACAGTAGAGATGAAATTGTTGATTTTGCAGAGTCAAAACTATTAGAGCTTATTCGAGAAAAACACTATCCTAGTATTCGTTTTTATTTAGAAACCCAAGGCAAAAGCAAAGGATATGTAATTCGTCAAGAAGTTGACAATACCACAACTATTAAAAACATAATTGAAGTGCCAGAGTTGAGTGCCTATGAGCCAACAATCGAAGACATTAAAGAACACTAATGTTATTTGGAAACCTACCAAAAAACAATTAGAATTTTTAAAAGCTGGAAGCATATTCGAAGTCGCATATCTTGGTGGTGCAGGTAGTGGGAAGTCGAGTGTGCTTCTTATTGACGCTTGTAGGCAAATGAATTACCCTGATGCCAAAGCTGTTGTTTTTAGAAGAACAACACGGGAATTAAGACAGCTTTTAGATTATTCGTATAAAATTTATGGGCGTTTAGGAGCAAAATGGAACGAACACAAATCTAAATGGCAGTTCCCAAGTGGTGGACAAATCTTTTTTAGCCACATGGAAACAGCAGCCGACAAATATCAACATGATGGTCAAGAATATTCAGCAGGCGTTTTTTTTGATGAGATAACTTCTTTTGAAAAAGAACAATATCTTTATTTGCACTCAAGGTGTAGAAGCACAAATCCAGGATTAATACCAAGAGTAAGATGTACTGGCTCTCCTGTTGGTAAACATGTAGATTGGGTAAGGAATCATTTTGTTGACCATGGACCATACAATATTTATAAAGACCCAAAAACTCAACTATCTCGGTTATATATTCCAGCAACTTTAGATGATAACCCATATCTAATGGAAAGCGACAGACAATATGAACAACGATTAAAAATGCAAGGAGACAAAGTTTACCAAGCTCTAAGATATGGAGATTGGACAAAAATAGAAGGTATTTGTTTTCCTGAATTAAACGAACAAGTGCATTTAATACCTACCTATATTCCCAAACCAAACGATGTAATTATTAGAGGTTTTGATTATGGATTCTCTGCTCCTTTTGCAACAATATGGATTGCCTATACTGAAGACAAAAAAATGATATGTTTTAAAGAATATGTGGGTACAGCAGATGGAACAAATAAAGGATTACAGATGCCAGCTAACGAAGTAGCAAAAACAATAAAAGATATGGAGAAAGCAAACAATATTATGCCAATGTATTGTCCTGCTGACCCATCTATGTGGTCAAGACAAAATACGGGTGAATCCATAGCTGAGATATTTGAACTAGAAGGTTTAACTATGCACAGAGCTAATAATGATAGAATTTATGGTACACAACAAATTCACATGAGACTTAACGAATCAGATTTTACAGCCAAACCAACTTTGTATATTACAGAAGATTGTCCTTATACCTTTAAGGCTTTACAGCAAATAATGGTTGATAAACGAAACATAGAAACTTATGATACAACAGGATTTGACCACCCAGTTGATGCTTTAAGGTATGGGTGTGTAGAAATACCTTTTGAATATGGTGTTGACAATACACCACCTGAAATATTTGGAGACAGACATACCACAGATATGGTATTCTAATTGAACTTTCTTATTATTTAGCTTATTATTAAAAGAACATGGCAATCAGAGACAATATCATAAAACTTTTCGAGCAAGTTCAACCTAAAACTCCAAAACCTAGAATGTCTGAGCTAGCTTCTACACAATCAGAACTCTATGGTAAATACAACTTGTTGCCATATAATCCTGACAGTCTAGTCGCTAGAAAGGGTATGCAAATATACGACCAAATGCGTGTTGACGATATGGTCAAGGCTAGTTTAACACTTAAAAAGTTTGCTACACTAGCTCCTAACTTTAAAATTATACCAGCATCAGGCGATAAGCAAGATGTAGAGGTAGCCGATTTTATTACCTATACATTAAACCAAATGGAAGGGTCAATGAATGATGCACTTTATCAAATAATGACAGCATTAGACTACGGCTTTTCTGTAACAGAAATAAATTATTTACAATACACAGATGGTAAATACAAAGGTAAGTTTGGACTAAAAAACCTAAAGACAAAAAGACCTCACAATTATAGTTTTAAGGTTGACCGATATGACAATTTAACCAAACGAGGATTAATTAATACAATCGATGGAGAAGAAAGAGACTTACCAGTAAGTAAGTTTTTAATATTTAGCTATCAAAAAGAGTTCGGTAACTGGTACGGAACATCAGATTTAAGACCAGCTTATAGAGGTTGGTGGTCTAAAGATACAATAATAAAGTTTTGGAATATTTATTTAGAACGATTTGCAAATCCAACCGTTCTAGGTAAATATCGTTCTAACGACCCTACAAGCAGAGGTAATCTACGAAATATTTTAGACAACTTAACTGCAAAAACTTCTATAACACATAGAATAGATGAGTTTGATATAGAATTTTTAGAGCCAAAAAGAAACTCAACACAAGATTTTAAAGAAAGCATTGGCTATTATGATAGAGCAATATCTCGCAGTATTTTAATACCTGACAGGTTGGTAGCAGAAGGACAATTTGGAGCTTACTCTCAAGCCAAAGTTCACTTTGATGTATTTATATTTGTTTTAGAAAAACTAAGACAAGACTTAGAAGAAACAGTAGTAAATGAACAATTAATTAAAAGACTTGTAGATTTTAATTATGCAGGCGTAAACAATATACCTCATTTTAAATTTAACCCACTAACAGATGCACAAAGAGTAGAGCTTCAAGAAATGTTCTTAAATGCTGTTGACCGAGGAGTCATTGTACCTACACTAGAAGATGAAAACTACATTAGAGAAAGCCTGTTTTTTCCAGAAAAAGAATTAACAGACAATCCTATACCAACTCCAACACCACCTGAGCCTAAACCTAAGCCTAAACCTGAGCCTAAAGAAGAATCTAAAAAAAAAGACAATAAAGACTTTGCACAACTAGATTTAAAACCAACCAACGCTATGGTAAAAGAAGCACAGCGTGGATTAGAATGGAGAAAAGAATTTAACAGAGGTGGCACGCAGGTTGGAGCTACAAGAGCAAGACAATTAACAAATAAAGAAACCCTTTCACCTAGTACGGTGAGAAGAATGTTTAGTTTTTTTAGTAGGCATTTAGTTGACAAAAAAGCAAAAGGTTTTAATCCAGGGGAAGAAGGTTATCCTTCTGCTGGCAGAATAACTTGGGCATTGTGGGGAGGCGACCCTGGTTTTAGTTGGGCTCGAACTAAACGCAACCAACTAGAAAAACAAGGAAACAATAGTGATTTAGAGCCTTTTATTGTACAAGCCTTAAAAGACAAATCGAGAGAACACAATAAGGGCGTTGACAATGATGCCAAAAAAGTATCTACTAGGCTTCTAACTTTAGTTTTTAAAAGAGGTTTTAAAGAAGAAAAAACTGACGAGGCATACGAAAGAGTTAACTCTTTTCTTAATGCTGTTAAGAACGAAAAGTTCCCAAAAGAAGTTCACGATACTGACTTAATGCCAAAAGGACACAAGCTAAGAAAATGACAAATGTATCTTCCCATTCTACACCTGCTAAAGTTATACCAATTACTAATTACAAAACCTTTGACAAGCAAGATTTAAGGTGTCAAAATTGTAATAAATTATTAGCGAAAGCTAACGAGTGGAAAACATTTGGTATTGAAATCAAATGTCCACGATGTGGCTCGCTGGAGAATTTTTAATATGGCAGAAGAAGTAGATATAACACCTAGACCAGTTGATACAGATGATGTACCTGAAGTCGAGGCGTATGCACAAAACAAGGTAAATGGCTCAGGAGCAACTTATGCAACTGAACGCATTAACTCAGACAATGTTAATAGCGAAAGCCCATGGTCTTTTAGTGCAGAAGATGGAAACGCTTTACTTGGTCCTGACGGAGATGACTGGGACAATTATGGTAAATTCCATTTAGGAATCAACGAAGCTGCCGAGCCTAAAACAAAACAATATTATAGTTTTCCTTTTGGCAAAGAAGGCAAGGTTTATGTTTCAGGTATGAGAGCCGTAAGACAAAGAGCTGCACAATTCAAACATACTGCAATATTTGAGGAGGCAGGAAAACTAATGGATAAATTAAAAGCTAAAGGGTATCAAATAGAAGATGAGATACCTGAAGAAGAAGAAAATGAAACTTACGCACAGGCAACTGACTGTGATTGTGAGGAGAAAAAAGGAGTGTGCGACTGCGATAAGGACGAAAAGTCTTATGCAGTTGAGCAAACATTTAATCTTAATGGGGTGGAAATCTTTTCAACTGGTGTTTGGAACGGTGACAAATATTCAGAAGAAGATTTAAACAATATGGTCGAAAACTTTGACCGTGTCGGTTTTGAGCCACCTATTAAGATTGGTCATAACGAGGAGCAACCTGAGTTGGACGGACAACCTGCACTTGGATATATTGACAAAATCTACCTAGCTGGTAACAAACTACTTGCTAACTTCAAGGAACTTCCTAAGAGAGTATATGAAGCAATTAAGCGAGGTAACTATAAGAGAGTTTCAAGTGAAATATATTGGGACTACACGAATGACGGCAAGTCTTTTGACAGAGTGCTGAAAGCAGTAGCTTTGTTAGGAGCAGATATTCCTGCTGTAACTAATTTGGAAGCCATTACTGGTTTATACAAAGATGTTGGAGAAGGAACAATCAAAAAACATTATGATGGAAAGGAGAGTGAAATCATGGAAGAAGAAAAAACAATAGAACTTCAAGCTGATACAATCTCTGTGGAAGAACACGAAAAAACTGTCGATGAACTCAACAAAGAAAATGAGGAAATCAGAAAAGAATTCGAAGCTCATAAAGCAGAAATTAAAAAGCAAGAAATTGTTTCTTACATGGAAGACCTTACCAACGAAGGTAAGATTACTCCAGCGTATAGCGATGAAGTCAAAGCTCTACTTTCAACTGCAACTGACGAAAAGGTCTATAAGTTCTCACAAGACAATGAGGACAAAGAGCTTTCTCAGTACGAGCTTGTCAAAAAAATCTTCAGCTCTATGCCTAAAGTTGTAGAGTTTGCAGAATTATCTGAAAACGGGGAATCAATATACGATGTAATTCCTTATGATAATGCAAGTCAAGAAGTTGATAGAAGGGCAAAAGCCTATCTCAAGAAAAACAAAGCTGATAACTATGCCGAAGCTTATAAGTTAGTGCTTCAAGATGATAGCGAATTAAAAGAAAAATATGAAAGAGGAGAGTAATTAAGCAATGGCTAATAGAACATTTATAAGCATGACAGCTGGCGAAGACCTATCATCATCACAATATCAGATTGTATATGTTGACGCAGCTAATAGTGTAAAGCAGAGAAACTCTAAAGGAAGTCCAGGAATTGGAATCCTTAACAATAAGCCACAAAACGGAGAACACGCAAGTGTTGTCGTTATGGGTATGACAAGATGTATTGCTGGTGGAACAGTAGCTGCTGGTAGCTGGATTACTTGTTCAGCAAGTGGAACAGGTATCGCAGTATCATCTGGCGAATACATTTTTGGTAAAGCTATAACTGGTGTTGCTTCTGGAAGTACATTCCAGTTGTTAGTTCAACACAATGGTTATCGTGGCTAATAAAATTTAATTATAGGAGAATAGAACAATGGCAATAACAGCAAGAGATGTACATATTGATGCTCCGTTATCCAATCTAGTTGTTGGATTCGAGCCTCGTAATACAATCGTACAAGACATCTTTCCAGTAGTTGATGTAGCAAAACAATCTGATGTTTACTATAAATATACTAAAGGCGATTTCTTTAGAATCCCTAGTACAACAATCAGAGCTCCAAAAACAAAAGGTAGAACAGTAGATTTTAATGTTTCTTCTGAAACTTATTATGCAGCTAACTACGCTTTAGTTGATGAGATTTCCTACGAAACTATGGCTAACCAAGATACTCCATTGAATGTAAAAGAGAAATCAGCTCGTAACCTTAAAAATCTACTTATGTTAGATTGGGAAAACAGAGTTGCTAATCAAATAACTTCAGGCTCTAACTTAGGCTCATACGCAGCAGTTAGTTCAAAATGGTCAGACGGAACAGCTGGCAACAGCGACCCATTTGGCGATATGCAAACTGCAAAAGACGCAGTAAGAGCTACAACAGGTCTTGAAGCTAATACAATCATTATGGGGCAATCAGTTTATAACGCTTTAATTAAACACGCTGACATTCTTGATAGAATTAAGTATGTTCAAAGAGGTGTTGTAACTAGAGACTTATTGGCAGCATTATTTGATGTTGATACAGTTCTCATTGGTAGCTCAATTAAAAACACAGCAGAGGAAGGACAAGCAGACAGCTTCTCTAGCATTTGGGGAACAAATACTATCGTGGCTCACTTAACAAGTGGACCAAATACAGATGGTAGAGACCCATCATTAGGCTATGCCTTTAGATGGACAAACCCAATGTTTGGAAGTCCAATGGTTGCTGAATCTTGGGACGACCCAGACCATGGCAATTATACAAACTTGAGAGTTCAATACTATCAAGATGAAAAAATTGCAGCAGCCGAATTAGGCTATCTATGGACTGGTTGTGTTGACTAACACACTTTAGATTAAGGGCGAGTAGAGGTTTTGTGTTCATGCAACGACAATAACCTCGGAGACACTTGCCCTTTTTCTTTTTTTTTGATACAATAAGGACAAGGGAATTCAAATGACAATTTGATAACGCAGAAAGGCAAGAGATTGTCCACTACCCTCTTTATTTTTTTAACAATATTGCTTATAATACTGTAAACAGATAACCAAAGGAGTTACACCTATGAACAAACACAAATTAGACATCGTTTTTCTGGTAGCAGGAATGGAAATATATCCTAACATTATGGAAGAAAAATCTTTAGGAGGAAGCGAAACCGTTGGCTTAGAGATGGCTTATGGATTAGCTAGGCGAGGTCATGATGTTAAATTGTTTTGTAATACACCAGAAAATACTAAACATGAAGGAGTTGCATTTCACCCTTATTCTGTTTCAGGAGAAGGTTTTGACCAATTTACAGCTTATGTAACAACAGCAACACCAGATGTAACAATAGTGCAAAGAATCCCACAGGCTTTTTCAGCTCAAAATAAAAGCAAACTTAATATTTTATGGCAACATGATTTTGCAACAATAAGCCAAAGAGCAGAATTTAACAGTTCGTTGTGGAATGTAGATGAAGTTTTTGTTTTATCCGATTGGCAAAAGAAACAATATCAAGATGTTTACAATTTGGATATAGACAAAATTTCATATAACTATGACTTTTTATGGAAAACAACAAATGGTATTCGACCAATTAAAGATTACGGAGTTAAAAGAAAACCGAAACAATTAGTCTTTACAAATCGACCAGAACGAGGACTCGATATTTTATTATATGATATTGCTCCTTTAGTCTGGAAACGAGACAAAGATGTTGAAATAGTAATTGCTGGGTATGACAATACTACCGAACAAATGAAAGATTTTTACCAAGCATTATCTATGCAGATTAATCAGTATCAGAAAGAAGGTTTTAAAATTAACCATGTAGGAGCTCTAACTAAAGAGAATCTATATAAACTATATCAAGAATCAACAGCGTTTGTTTATCCAACAATGTTTTATGAAACCAGCTGTATAACAGCGATGGAAACACAAGAGTGTGGACTTCCAATGATTACCACAAGTCGAGGAGCATTACCAGAAACCTGTGGTGATGGCAATATTCTTATTGATGGCTTAGCAAAAGATTCAGATTATCAAGCAAGTTTTGTTGATGGAATTTTTGAAATCCTAGGAGAGTTTGGAACAAAAGCTCAAACCACCAGAGACAATAAACTCCGTTCTGTTTCTAAACAATATTATTGGGATAATATATGCGAAAAATGGGAAACACATTTTTTTGAATTATTAAGAAATAAAACTCTATGCAAACGAGACTTATATGCTCACTTATACCAACGAGAAGACATTATGACATTAGAACACGCACTCCAATCTGACAATAGCGAATTAGCTAATGAGTGGAAAGCTAAACTTAAAGAACACTATTCTTACATTCATGATAGAAAACAATATGTCGATAAATATATTAAGCTAGGTGAAGAATATATTGCAAAAGAAACTAACTTCAACCCCCGACTTTACCCCCGAACTCAGCTTATGATACAAGCATTAATTAACTACAATGATGTAAAACCAATTAAGGAAGTTCTTGATTTTGGTAGTGGGATAGGAAACGAAGCGTTTTATATTTGTCAAGCTATTCCTGATGTTAAGGTAGATTGTGTAAATATTTCAGATAAAGAAAACGAAGGAGCTGTTAAGCTGATACAAAATTCTAAACCTGAGCTTTTAAACAATATTCAATTTATTACTGGAGATGAAGATAACCTACCTGACAAAAAGTACGATTTATTGTTTTTAGGTGAAATCTTAGAACATCAACCAGACCCAAAAGCCTTTTTAGAGAAATTAGAAAAGTACCTAAAAGCCGATGGCGTAGTTATTATTTCAGTTCCACATGGTCTATGGGAAGATGAAAGACACGCACATTTATGGAATTTTGAAAGGCAAGACTTATATGAGCTTTTTTCACAAAGAAAAAATATTAGCGTCCAAACAATGTCAGGAGCTAGTAATGTAAAATTAAGCGACAATTTAGGTTGGTGGGTTATATCCTATCAAAAAACACCTGCGAAATTAGGAACAATAAACTTAAAACGAAAACTTGCTCTCCAATCTCCAAGACAATTAGTTAGCACTTGTATGATAGTTAAAAACGAAGAAGCAATGTTAGGAAGGGCTTTAGCTTCTGTTGCAGATATCTCTGATGAAATAATTATTGCCGATAACGGTAGCACAGACCGTACCCTTGATATAGCAAAACAATATGGAGCAACAATAGTGCAAGGACAAAATCCACAAGAAATAGGTTTTGATGAAGCTCGTAATTTTGCAATAAGCCACGCAAAAAATAGTTGGATATTGTGGATAGATGCTGATGAAGAATTACAAGACAATCATAAAATAATAAAGTATTTAAGACACAATGCCATGAATGGTTACAGTCTCAAACAGGTACATTTTTCTACCGACCCCCCAATAGCTCCAAAGGTAGATTTACCTATACGATTATTTAGAAATCATAAAGGTGTAAGATTTTATGGGTTTGTACATGAACACCCAGAAATCAATATGGGTGATGGAGTGGGAGCTTCTATGATATGCTCAGATGTGACAATAGGTCATGACGGTTATTTAACAGAACTAGGGCGTAGAAAAAGATTTGAACGCAATATTCCTTTAATGTTTAAAGACCGAGAAAAGTACCCAAATAGATTGCTTGGTAAATTTTTGATGTTACGAGATTATGTGCATTTAGCTCGTTATGATGTTGAACAAAATAGACGCTTAACGGCAAAAGCATTGGAATATTGTAATGAGGCAATAAAGCTCTTTGATGAGTCTTTCGCCAGAGACAATAATCTATATCAAGATGAAGCCTTACAATTTTACTCAGAAGCCATGAAAATATTAGGGACTGGACTTGAATATTCAAGCAGTTTGTTGTGGATTGACCAGACTGGAAACAAGCACAATATTGACATTGCTGGGCGATTTAAGTCAGCTCAGGAATTTTTAGATTACCAACAAACCAAACTTAAATCCTTAGAAGATTTATATACAGGCGAGTTTTTCTAGCATACTTATAACTTTTCGATATTGATTGACAAAACTATATATTCATATATCCTAATTATATGGAGGTAAGATATGAGTAGCACAAGAAACGAAACATGGGTTGAAACTTTTATAGAAAGACTTAGTGACAAATGTCATGAGTTAAACAAAGGAAGTGAAGCTAACCCAAAATACATACCAAAAGACATAATTGAGCATTGCATATATCATGACAATGTTTCATTAATGGAGCTTAGTCCAATAATTGATGAGGCAGTTGATAAAGCAATACAGCATTGGGACTTTTGGATTATGGAAGAAAAAACACCATTGGAGGATAGATATGAGTGACATGGAAACAACTTTAGCAGGTAACAATTTACTAGCCAGAACAATACATAAAAAGGTTGGAGAAGCTATGACCAGTTCTTACACTAAAGGGCAAGAAGCTGGTGTAATTCGACTTAACACAGCTTTGATAACTTTTATGAATGTCAGTAACAAGTTTTCAATTAGCTTTGATGAGATGCAAAAAATTGTTGAAACAGTTAGGCAAGACATTTCAGAAGATGAACTGGAGGGGGTAAGCAATGAAGGTTAAAGAGTTAATTGCACAACTAAAAAAATACAACAATGAAGATGATGAAATTATTGTAGCATATTGGGCAAAACACGATGTTAGTGGTTGGTATGAAGATGGCATTAGCGACAAACAATGGAAAATACTTGTTGATAAATTTGATGGTTATGATTTTCAAGAAGTAAGTGATGATATTAGTTATCAATTAGGTTTTTATAAATGCCAAGAAATGGAGAACAAAATATAATGGCAAAATGTAAAACTTGTAAAGGTAAAGGGTTTATTGGATTAGGAAATCAGGCTAATAGAGGTAGGGGTGCAAACAAAGGAAAACCCTGTCCTGATTGTAAAACACCAGACAGAAGAAGACCACTATTAGAAACTACTGACTGGTTTAAAGATAAATTTAAAGAAGACATTTTAGATTTACAATACAATAATCAACATCAAGGAGACATTGCTGAAAGCTATGCTCAGTTTTGGTTTCAACAAAAAGGTTGCACAGTTGGAATAGAAAAAGGAAAACATGATTACGATATGATTGTTACCTTTCCAAATGGAGAACGAGTATTTTGTGATGTTAAATATCTTGGAGTGCCAACCAATAAAGAACGCAGGGGTAGTGGTAGAAGTTTAACAGAGAAACAAAAAAAACTAGGAGTGAAGTTGGTTTATGTCAGCTCGGATTTTTCAAGCATAACAATGCCAGAGAGCTATTGTGAGTGTGGATTAGATTATTCAGCTAGTGCAAAAAATAGAACAAGAAGTCGTCAACCACAAAGTGTCATTTCTGAAGTTAAAAAACTTTTTAAGAAAGGGAAGGGTTGGTCAGCTTATGCAATAGCAAAAAAGTTAAAGCTACACAGAGGAACAATTAAAAAGATTCTTGAAGAAGCAGGTCTAAATCCAGTAGCCGACCATGTAAAAAGTGGAAAGGTTAAATATCCCTTTGGACAAGGCAAAAGGACAATGACTCACGAACAAAGAAAACAATATGAAAGTGTATTAGGTAAGAACGGAGCTTGGTACACGAAGAAAAAAACACAGGAGAAAGGATTATAACATGGAGACTTTTGTTAGTATGTTTTGGATTATTATTTGGTCGTTTGCACTTAGTATGCTTCCATTACTATATAAGTTTTTAATTTGGTTGGGAGAGTAGTATGAATAGACAATTATGGTATTACGATTGGAGCAAACCTAACCGATACGGAGCAATTTTAGAGGAGGATTTACAGTACAATATCGACAATAAACTAATGACAATGGACAATATGTCGATTTTTGACAATGAACAGGACTTAAAAGACCTAGTCGAAAGACTTAGGGAAAAGTTTGAGATATTGTATAATCATTATCATGACAATAGATAACAGAACAGAAGAAATGAAAAAGTTGTTAGATGACAAAAATTTAGTATCTAGTATAACAGGGTGGTTGGTAGAACAAATGAACAGAACTAAGTTGCCAACACCAGTATTCTGGTATTTTGTTTTATGTTCAGCGATGCGAGTTATTAGACAAAATCTCGATGAAGAAATGTATAGAGAGACAATAGAGCATTGCATGGAAGAACAAAACGATTATGTTCTTAATGACAATATTGAAGAAGGCAATACACATTAGAGACAATATACATTTTTCTGCGAAGGTTGGGGCAAACCTTGAATCTCCTTTTAGGGTTTCCAATTTCTTACCTTACCCCGACCTTCCTTAGTGTACTTACTATATTTTTTAATTAGTTGACATATCTATATAATGCTATATCCTATTTATATGGAGGTAAGAAAGAAAATTCAAAAATTGGTAGCATTGAGGAATCGACTTGGTTGGACAGGAAAAGCGAAAGCGAGAAATAAAATTAACCTGTTCTCGACAGCCGACACCATAGCGAATAAATTATATTTTGCTTATGGCATGAATACGAATTTTGCACAGATGGCTTCAAGATGTCCAGATAGCAAGTTCATAGGTCATGGGTTTTTCAAGGGTAGTAAGTTAGTATTTAAAAGTGTTGCCGACTATGAGCATTCCAGTAAACATTCGTTACATGGGAGTGTATGGCTTATTTCAAAAAGAGATGAGAAGGCTTTAGATAAGCTAGAGGGTTATCCATCTTTATATGGTAAGCAAATCATAGAGGCTAAAATTATAAACTCAAAAATTTCACCCTACGATAAAATGAAGGGCGATTTTAAAATGATGATTTATAAAATGAATAGCAAAGGTGGGCTAAATCCCCCTAATGCTTACTATTGGAATTGCTTACTACTTGGATATAAAAAAGCAAGATTGCCGAAGAAACAGCTAATGAACGCAAGGTATCAGGCAGAGCTTTACAGGAATTCTATTGAGAAAACCAACACTCAAAGATATTCCGATTATGGTTTTTATTATTCAAAAACCTACGAAGATTTATCTGATACCAGACAAGATTGGCTTGACTTCGATGGCAACAATCAATGGGTAGAATATGTGGATAAGAATGATAAATAATGGAAGTGTTGAATATGCAGTTTGGCACATGGGATTATTTATCACTTATCCAAATTGTGCCAATGCTTTAATGTATCAATATTTGAATATTCTTCATGGATTAGTGTAAATATGAAATTGAATTTACCAAAAGCAAATTGCGATTTAATAAATAACTACGAAAAACCTTGGGCTTCTACAGGTGGGTTTTCCACTCATGGAACGAGGCTTATCATGATAATTTGTTTTCCTGTTGCAATAGTTTTAGTTCTTGGTGGCGTAATGATGACCATTTTTAATATTGCTGGAACTAATGACAGTTAAGAAAGCAAAAATAAAGAGAGCATCTGGCTTATCAGCCTAACAAAAATAACAATCTAACAAAACCCTTTAAAATCAAGGCAAAAATAACAAAACAATTATAATTTCAAAGTATGTTTTCCGTTTTTTTCCGTTTTTTTTGAAGACCACCATTCACATACTTGACCTAAAGTATAGACACCTTCACCAAAGCAGAGCAAGTGCCCAGATACTTTGTATCTAAAGTATTGCAGACATCTCTGCATCGAGGATATTGGCTTTATACTTAGGCTAAAGTATATACCCTATTTTTTTAGCTTCTCCTCAAGCAGGTTGGTGTACTTACGATTTTTCGCTTTTGGTTGACATATTTGTATATTGATATACCCTTATTATATGGAGGTACTAGAATGATAGAGCAAACATATAAAACAAATCTCAAACAGGAACTTAAAAATCTTCCTTTTGAGCTTTCAGTCAATGATATTGGTATGATTCAATATTATTTTAACTATTTTGCTAAAGACATGGCAGATAGTGAAGTGAATTTCACGCCAATTTTAAAAGAAAGAGTTGATAGTATTCTAGCTAAATATAGCAAATGACAAAGAAGGAACTAATTAAGCGTAAGAAATTTAAACGCCTAGCCAGTCGCAGAGTAGTTGCACTATTAAAGCAATTACAATTAATAAACAATTTAAACAATCCTTATACTTATTCGTTCACTCCCGAGCAAATAGCAAAAATCTTCCAAACAATAGAAGAAGAAGTACAATTTAGCAAAAAACAATTTGAAAACTCAAAATCCCTAAAATTCCAACTTTAAACCTTTTCAATTAATTAATTTATAATCTCTATGCCCACAAAGGCGTAAGCCAAGAGCTACGCTCTATTTTCGCCCCACTAGTTCCAGAGAATCCCCCGACAAGCACAGTAAAGAACTAAGCGTAGTAAAGTACAGTCCAGTACGGAGGCAGTTTGTCTCTAAAAACATACTTTATAAGTGCCAAGAGAAGCTAAAACTGCATCTCATGTCTATATGGGTATATACAAGTAGATAAGATACACCCTATAAACAAAGGGTTTTATATTTGTAAACTTACAGAATAGACACTATAAAGTACATCTACGACATTCCGACATTTAGTATTGTTTTGTAGCAAAAATATACTTTATTACAGTCTATCCTGCCCAGCGTGTCGTATCTTCCGTGCAAAAGTACACAAAATACAATATCAATATATGTTTTTGTCATACTTTAAGTAAAGTACCCCATTTTAGAGCAATACAATATACTTTCCTAGTAAAGTACACCACAGCTACGACTCGAACTACTCAGGTTTAGGGTTTCACATACTTTAACTAAAGTACACGGGAATTCCGACAGCTTCTCCTGTTTCTGGCATACTTTACCACTAAAGTACACAGACCCCAGATTTCCAGTCCGTGTGTTCTATTTAGCTCTATATACTTTATCTAAAGTACAGGGGGAAGGGTATCAGGGATTCTGGGTTAAGGCGTAGTCTTAAGTAGCTGTAGTTGTTGGGTTTTTTTAGGGTGAAGCTGACACGGGTTTGTGTGCAGCACGGGAGTTTTACCTCCTTAAATGGTGAGGGTTAAAAGTTCTTACGCTGGCGTTGGGTTTTACAATATCAAGCAATATCAAAAGCAATAAGCAATAGCAAAAGCAATATCAAGCAATATCAAAATTTTTGGCAATTTTTTTTAAGCAATAGCAATATTTTTTAAGCAATAACAATATTTTTCAAGCAATAGTAAAGCAATAGGCAGTTTTTAATCTTGCCTAGGATTCTTCGTTTCTAAGGTACAGCAAAATATATCGCTGTAGCAATACATAGCGTACCTAAAAAGATTAATAGCGTCATACTTACCTCCTTTACGCTTATTTTTTGTGCCTACTCCTTCATGAGTTTTACCCTACCTATATAACGCTTATCTTCTAATTTGCTTAGCTTTAAGCTTGTTTAGTTTCTTGTATATTCTGTTATCTTCCACCATGTGT